GAGATCGCAGGAATGAGAGCTGAGAGTCAAGCCCTTAGGAATGAGTTTGAAGGTGAGAAGGAAAGGGCTGACAAGGTCGAAGACAGAGTCAGAGTCCTTGAGCAGAAGGCCTATAGAACTAGGTAGCTCGGCGGATGGATCTGATTCCTGCTCGAGTCGTGATCTCAACAGGGCCAATCACTGCCTTTGAGTCAGGCACAAGCTTCAAAAGCCTTTCATTGCTGGCTTCGAGCTTCGCTTTGATCTCGTCTAGTTCGTTTCTCAGATGACAGTTCTCCTTGGCCTCGAGGAGAGCCTCAGAGTTTTCTGAATGTTTCGGACGAGTGGAGAACAGGGGAGATGGATAGTCTCTGTCTGGCTCGGTGTCAGTGATCACAAACTCCCAGAACTTCTTCGCGGTCTCAAGCACAGCTTCATAATGCTCATCTGTAGGCTTGAATGTGACAATTGCAATTTGATCATCGCGATATGATACGTAGTCCACAGGAATCTTTCCCATCAAAAGAGACTGCTGAGTGAGCTGAGGGATGTATTTGGCTGGGATTTTGTTGGATACAGCGGTCTCATGATCCTCTGCTCCAGGAGTCTTGACCTCGATGATTCTATTGAGCGTGGTCGAATATCCATCAAGAGATGCGGACAGGAACTCATGCTCGACCACGTGAGGGTTGAAGGTGGCGCTCACTCCTTCGAACACAAAGATATGAGCCTCATAGAGAGACCTTGCTCTTGGCTCTGCTTCAATCCCAGCCAGCATGTGAGGACCAGCGGCTTGTTCTCTGGCTCTTCCAGTCTTGATGGCCCAGAGCTTCTTCCAGCCCATAGACCATTTCGCACACATTTGGAGGTGAGTTTGATCACTCGCTCCGATGTGTTTCTTTCTGAACTCAAGCCATTCTGGCGTGCCCTGCTTCATAAAACCTCAGAATGGAATGTCGTCAGTGGTGGAAATTTTCAGCCAAGGGTGGGCGTCAAGCGTTTCAGCTGATGGAACACCAGAAGCCTTTGCTGGATTGACGTATTTGACTACGTTGTAGGTCTTTCCGTCTTCAGCTGTGAAGTGAGCAATAGTGATCATCACTTCTTTTCCGATCTCGATGCATTGACTCTCTTTTCCTTTGATCAGATCTCTCACGTCATCGGTCTTCATTCCGATGGAAAGGAGTGTCTTGATTGCAAACGCTGCAGACTTCTCGTTTGAGAGATCACCCTTCCAAGTTAGGGTTTTTTTATCAAAGGTTCCATCTTCAAACTCTGCTTTGAATGAGAACTCGAGGACTGCCTTCAGCTTCCCATAGCTTTCGATGAGACCATAGTCTTGGATGGAGGCCGCGTATTGGCCTTTCTTGATCAGATTCATTTCTGTGCCTCAATGATTTTTTTTATTCTAGCTTCAGCTTTCTCGAGCTGAGCAAGGTCATTTTTATTTGTATCCAGGAAACTGCGAACAACGGTTGCGATTGTGCCATCCTTAATTTGAGGGAGAAGAGAAAGCAAACCCTCATAGGTTGGCAGTGTTGATCTGTTGTTATTTATTAATAGTGTGTCTTTTTTCTCATGATGCTTGGGGAGTGGCTCTGGGCTGTGATATTCGGTGTCCTTTGGCTCTTCTGTCGGAATGGCGAATATCTGCATGAGGGCGTACTTCATTGCTGCGCTCATTGCCTTGTTTGCAGACTTATCTCCGCTATCCATGGCTTCGCCACAGACCGTGGACTCAACAAATGAACCATCCTTCGCATAGAAGGTGTATTTGACTGTCAAAATCGTATACAGGAGCGTTCCGCCTTTGGCGGTCTGCCTCTCTTCGCGGACTGAGCTCAAAACAGTTGGAACACAGAAGATTCCATGCTTCACAAAGGGTTCATTGACGGCCAGATAGACGTCGTCGATCCCTCGAAATTTATACCCTTGCTGCTCGTTTTTGCGAGTCTTTCCGATTGGATCGATCTCGGCCATCACTGCTGAAATAGCTGAATAAATCTGACTCATTTTCGGGTTCTCTTTTCTTTCTGGGGCAGTCCAAGCAGGCGCCTGAGGGTGGAGTCTGGGGTATCGTTCAGTGCGCTCGAGTGTTTCTGTAGGTGCTCCCATACCTCAGGAGACACATTGATAAGCTTCCTGCGAAAAACGGGCCTAGATGTTCCACGTGGAACCCTCTCGACCTTAGGCTGAGACAGGCCAGCCAGCATTGCATCTAAGTCATTGGATTTAGTTGTCATATCCAGATCTCCTATTCTCTTCTCGCCCAAAGGACTTCATGAGGGCCTTCCTGAGCTCTTTCACTCCCACATCGACCTGGCCCTCTGGCAGCTTGTAGATGTCAGCTTGCTGACAGATGAACGCAAAGGTTTCACTATTTCGCTGCTTGTAGAAATGGACTGCTACGCTTGCTTGGTATTCGAACCCTAATGGGGCGAGATTCGATCCAGCGAGTTTGACTTGTAGGTTTGCCATGTTCTGTGCGGGATGATCTGCAAGCTCGTCACGTTTGATATCAGCCTTGGGCATGTGGGTCTCCTTAGATGTATCTAAGTAACATCTTAACACTTGGAAATTGTCCACATAATGTGTCATTGATGACTCATGAACTTCGTTAAGGTTGTCGTGACCAAGAAAGACGGGACTGTAACCGAGGCCGAATATGCCAAGCCTGAGAACCTGAAAGAGCTCCTCACGATCTATCCTGAGCAGCGCGTCTATGAGCTTGGCCTGGCCGAATACGTGATGAAGACCAAGCGGAAACTCAAGTCTGGCTATTCGCATGTGATCAAGATCCGAGTGGATAAGCTCGACATCGATGTCCAGCAGGCCTTGCGCAAGCTTGGATTGATCAAGGACTAGCACTGGGTTTCCTATTCGTGATCCAGATCCAAGCGGTAGCAAGACCTAGCGCGATGTGCTGAATCACCCAGATCGCGATCCCAATAGTCAGGAATAGGATCGCTGCTTCAACCATGTGTTCTAAACCGTGGTGTCCTCTGTACCCATGATCGCTCATATGCACCTCTCAGTAGCTATTACAGGTCATGTTGCCGAAATAGTCCTTCCGGCATTCGGTCGTCGTATTGGTCTTGACTGGAGCGACGTAGGCAGGAGTTCTGCCCATTGAATCGCCCATGGCCTTGAAACCCGCTCCCAAGGAAACCCTGAAAGCCTGGCGACGCTCTTCCTCGCCCGTACAGCTGAACTCTCGGACCTTTGAGTCCTGGATATCGAAGAAGCAAGCTTCGGGTCCGTCTCTATAGACGATCTGCTTCGAGGAGAACTCGCTCGGAGAACCAAACTCATCGAGAAGGTATGAGACCGGCATGCCTTCCCAAACCTGCGAATAGGTACGCTTGGTGATGCTTCCAGCGCATGCGGATAGGATCAGACTCATTGCAATGACCGTGACTTGGATACGCATATTCACTCCTCTCTGAACTGTTCTTCCCAGTATTCACTCTCTGGAAGCTGGTTTTGGATCTCTTCGAAAGCCTTTGGATGGGCTATTTTGAGATCCTTCAGGTCAACCATGATCTGGATTGAATCCAAGACGATTGAGACTGAATGGATCTCGGTGGCATAGAACACTGCTTCAGTCCCGCTCATGTATCCGCGTACCGGATAGGCTATTACGTGGAGCTTGAGTCCTTGCAGGGTAGCGTCAAACTCCTCAGCGCATGAGACCAGTAGCGTTTGACTCATGACCGGTCTCTCCTGAAGACCTCTTCCGAGTCCATGACCCCATTGAGATCCCTTCCACAAGTCAAGCAACAGCCGTGATCGAGCTCTTCGTGATCACATTCAGGCATGGAAACCACGATGAGATGCGGGTTCCGGCAACCGTTGCAGATTCCGTCTCTCAGAAAATATGGCCTGAGGGGCACTGAGCATTTAGAACACTTCTGGTCGTTCATTTTGAATACCCTTTCAGTTGTAGCGCATTGATGATTCGATTCAGTTCTTTCTCGATCCATTGGAGAGACGCGGTCGTGCCGTCCTCAATCAGGCTTTGTTCGTTCTTTAAGTCTTGACGGACGTTATCGATAGCCTGTGAGGCAGTCTCAAGTAGACGCATTGACGTTCGTTCATTCGGACTCTTCATTAGAGCTCCTCTCACGGTCAGCAATGCAGTCTAAACATACTGATTCAAAGCGTGAATTTTCCGGGACGAAGTCACAACCACATTCAAAACACTTCTTATGCAGTCCACGCCATGATTCAGGACAGCCAGTCTCATGGCATCTCATTCCGTTGATGTATGCAATTTCGCAACTTTCACAGCTCATATTCACTCCTTTAGAATTTGAACGAACACATAACCGTCAACTTTGAACAGTCCTGCGATGGTTCGCGTATCCTTGTCCCAACCAAGAGTATTCCGAAGCTTGTCCACTGCAGCTTGGTGGTTGTCGAATGGATCTATTGAGTGATTCCAGTCCAGGGTTTCGCTCACTCCGCTTGCTGATACCGCTTTGACGCGTGCGCCTTTGGTATTGGTTGGACCTAGGTATTTGGTGAAAATAGCCTGTTTCATATTTCCCTCATTCCGCCATAAAGGCTGGTTCGCAGTGCTTGTGCCGATTGGATAGGCGACCTTGTTTTGTGAAATAGAACGCGTGGTCTAGGATCCAATCCTTCTCTGTTTTGTAAAACTTGTCTGGTCCGATTGCATGGAACCGATGCACGTATGCACTGAGAACTTGTCTCAACTGGTCGCTTGTCAGGTCTTTTCCTTTGATCAACTTCATATGAGTTCCTTTGGTTGAGGGCGATTCAGACGGAATGAAGCATGTTGGCTTCGTTGTTACGCATATCGTCGTTGGTCAGTGGAATTGAGTTGGCTAGGCGCTTAAGCTTTTGAGCCATCAAGCGCTCTGCCCGCTCTGATTCGCACTGTGCAATGTGAGCCTTAAGTGAATCCCGCTTTTCAAGCTTTGCACCTAGAGAGATGCAAAGGGCTAGGGACTTTTCTAGCTGCTTAATCAGTTTTGGCGTCTTGATTCGAGCGTACTTGTTTTTGACTGTTGCCTCAGCCAACAGAACAACGTGATGACTTGCAGCGGTATCCAGGTTTTGCAGGCCATTAGGTGCCTCGATTGACATATACTTGAGGCCAAGGCTATCGAGCAGGCGTTGCAGCAGTCGAACATGCTTCTGCGTTGTGACTGAATAGCGGAAGGTATTGAGGACAAGCTTGCCTCTGATGACTTTCGTGATCTCATACCAGTCATAAGAATGACCGCGCCCATTCAAGGGGTTAAACTCGAGATTAGCGCGCTTAAACGTGCCTCTGCGAGGTCCATATGGAATGGCAAGCTTAAGGCCTTTGGATTCGATCTGAGCAAGCTTCTTAATCAGTGTTGAGTGTCTCATGCACCCAATAGAATGCAGGTGATATGCCATGACACACTGGCGGATATCATTGGAGTAATCACGATAGACACAGGCTTCAGAGTGTCTAGGTGACAATTATGCGCCGCATCCAATGACAAATAATGGCAACACAGTTAAATCCTTAAGGATATCAAGCACGAATATTCCTCAATAGATTCCAGACACATTCCTCTTGACGACTTTTCGATGTGTTTTAAAATGCAGTTGTAGGGGCAGTGGTATTGGTCTTGGCTGTGTCTGCCTAATCCATTCCAATCAATCCAATCACTTAGACGAAATGCTCTCGCTATAAGGTAGACGAAGACGAATACAGTCAAAGTCGATACGAACGAGATGGAGTGAGATACATTAGTATTCACTCAACACAACCGAGTAAATTCGAATCGCATCTAATCAACAGTATAATGATGCAACATCATTACTAACTCGGTAATTGAAATAATAATTAAATAAAACAGCTAGATACCTTGGAAGGTAATACAAGACACAGGGTACACGGTGACATACGTTGGTAAGAGAGTGAGAGACAGTGGCATACATCACCTTAAAACTGTCACAATATTTCGAATTCCAACACAACGCGTCAATATTTCAGTTAATCAGTATTCGGATTAAGTGAATTGAACAAAGCTAAGTAATCTAGATAAGTGAATAGGGGCGGTTGAAAACATTGAGCGGTTGATTGGAGTGTAGTAATCGCCTGGGGATGACGATTAAGAAGTCGGTGAGGTACTGGCAGAGCGGGAGATCGGTACATTTTTGCCCGCCTACTACTGGCGAGATGTTGCATGAGATCAGGGAAAACTCTGAGCTGAGGAAGGCTGTGGCTTCCTGGCAGGCTGAAAGAATCAAGCTTATGACTCAGGTGGCAATGGCAACTAAGGCTCTTGAGTTCTATGCTGATGACAGTCACGACCCAGATGACGATGAAAGTCATGGTGGCCATTGGTTTGCCCACTGCGATGATTTTTCCAATCCAGTAGAACGATTCATTAAGGATGCAGGCAATCAAGCCAAAGAAGCCCTGGCCGAGATTCGGGGGTTAGAGTGAGCTTGAAATGCAAACATTGCAGAGAAACGGTTCGAGTTGGTTCTAAACACAGTTGTCCAGTGCAGAACCGGTTCGTCATGGTCGATGAAGACGGATCGGACTTCCTGGAAGATCTTCTGGTCGGAGCAGCTGTTCTTGGGTCGATGACAGATATTGTATCGAGTTCGATCACCGATTCAGACAGATTCTCTGGTGGCGGCGGTGAGTCCGGTGGCGGCGGAGCTTCAGGAGATTGGTGATGGCTTTGAAACCCTCAAAGAACTACGAGCGAGAGATCGCCAAGAGATTCGGTGGCAACCTGAGAAAGCTTCTCATCGATCGCGATATGAGACAGAAAGAGTTAGCCGAGAGGTCGGGTATCACTCCGACGGCTCTATCGCTTCTGCTATCCGGACGCAGAGAGCCGATGCTATCCACGATCCTGAAGCTGCAGAACGTGATCCCATTCAAGGTAGAGGAGATGTTGAAATGAGTCGTCCAAACGCAGACTACATCCTGGATATCAGAACCAACATAGATCAGGCGCGTAAGACGATTTACGAATGGGGCGATGTGAAGATCTTGCTCCAGGAAATCGACGCGCTGAAGGAAGAGCTTGCCGATATGACCAGCAACGAACAGGTTTCTCACGAATGCTTTGAGGCATCCCAAAAAGATATAGAAACACAGGCGAAAGAGATCACTCGACTGAAAGAGATCGTCTCAAAGCAACATGAAGCTTTGGATTACGTGATCAATCCTGGAAAGACCTATCCGGCATGGGTGATCAATGCCTGGGATTTGGGGGAAGATGAAGCCAAAGCCAAAGAAACAGAATAAAATAGACACAGTGACCATCAGCAAAGCTGACCTATCCTGGTCAATTGATGCCTGTAGCCCATCGGTTCTAGATCATATTGGAAATGCGTTGTTTCAAAAGCTATGGAAGAAGCTTCAGTCTGCGCAGGGAAGATGCCGATTCGATCGCGGCGTTGTGGTGCATGAGAAATGAAAGCATCAGAGAGACTCGCTGAAGATATAAATTGGATGAGAGAAGACGGGGTGGAGTCCACGAGACTCACCTTTGATGAGTGTGTGGATCTGCTCGCCGAGATTGATGATCTAAAGAAAAGGTTAGAGCGCATAGAATCTGTTCTGGCGGGGCTAGAAGAGTGACCTGCGTCTGGTGCGGAGAAGATGCATCTTCTTTTGTAAAGACAAAGGACGGGGAGTTTATCTGTGTGCAGTGCTTTGAGGGGTTGAGAGAGTGAGTCACTTCAAATCCTATGGATGCGTCAAGCCAGGCGGTGATGGTTGCGATGGGGATCATAAGCCAGTGCCTCCGATTACGTTCAAAGACTTGGGTCTGCCGCCACTGGAAATACTTGTCATGGGACTGACTCTCGAGCAGATCCAGATCTTGAAGGACTACTATCTAATGCACGAGGGGAAGTTGCCGTGACTGAACTAGAAAACAAAGGAGTAAATATGAGTATGGTGGGAAAGAAAGTGTATGAAGCGGGTTGTTGAGACGCTGGCCAGACTGGGATTCAGCGTTCTTCCTGCTAGGCATAAAAATGCTAATGGACCAGATTTATTCGCAATAAAAAATAACATCGCCTATTCGGTAGAGGTCAAAGTCGGGCGAAAGATGCGAAGGGATTCTTTACAGGTGACACCAGTAGAGAAGAACAGAAGATTAGATGATCTGATCGCGATAGTCACGCCATCCGGATATGTGCTGATAGAACCAATGAAGCACCACATGACTTGCTGTAGCGAGAAAGGTTATCGAAACCTGCTGGGATTCTCATGACTGAACTAGAAAAGGCAGCGGATGCATATAGGAAGAGGATCTGGTCGGGTACTAGAGCATATGATTCTCTCCCAAACTATTCCCAGAAAGACTTCCTCGCTGGCGCACAATGGGCTCTCGAATCCCTGAAGCCTGATCAGGTCCAGATCGATGACCTATACGATCGCGTGTGGGACGTAGTCGGAGAGCTGGAGATGATCAAGGACAAGGTTCTAGGCATCGGAGAGGATATGAAAACGCTGAGATCGAAGGAGAAGTTTTAGGTGATCGCAGCGCTTTACGTTCTGAAGGATGGTCCCTATTTCGGCCTACCAGGAGTTGATCCTTGGGATGAAGAGAGAGATGCCAGGAAATACACAGAGTCCTATCCGGTAATCGCTCACCCTCCCTGCGAGAGGTGGGGTAGATATTGGTCCGGTGGACCCTCGGCCAAGGTGAAGAGAAAACTTGGAGATGACAATGGTTGTTTCGAGCATGCGCTAGACGTGGTGAGATCAAGAGGCGGAGTGCTGGAACATCCAGAGGCATCTTATGCATTCAAGAAGTTTGGACTGCCTATCCCAAAATGGCATGGAGGATGGACTGCGCCAGATCATTTTGGAGGCAGATCATGTTGCGTGGCTCAGGGGAAATATGGCCACCAGGCCAGGAAGATGACCTGGCTCTATGCTGTGCTACCTCACTATCCAGAATTGAAGTGGGGACCCAGCAATGGAATGAAGAGATTGGATCAGGGTTATCACTCGAAGGCTGAGAGAGCGCGGATAATTAAAACCGGAGTATGTCAGCTCCTTTCGAAGAGACAGCGTCAAGAGACTCCATTGGAATTCAGGGATCTGCTGATCTCTTTGGCCAGGTCTTTTGAATGACCCGCCTCCTCCGTCGCCTGTTCTTCTGCTCTCGCGGGAAGCATCGGTGGGTGCTGCATTTCAATCCAATAGATTGGGCGAGCGATTCCGGATGTTATATATGTAAGGACTGCAAGGAAGTTGAATAGCCTAGAAGAATATAGGAACATCTGATGCTGCTCATTGATCGTCTGCATAAAAAATGGATGCTGAGATGTTTGAAAAAGGCTAAGGGAAATAAAACTCTGGCTTCAGACTTACTTGGAGTATGCAGAAGGACTTGGCAGGCTTGGGAAATTAAGTATAAGATGCGTCCAAAGCGTATTCCAAGACATACTGGCAGCTGGAAGCATTACGATAACAAATAGAAAGTAGACTATTATGGCACTTGAGACATTGAATGGTATTGGATCGATTGGTGGATTTAATGTGGTTGTCATGGATGAGTTGAGAGGGATGTTTCCAGAGAAGTTCAATGAATCTGGAGCAATGGATTACAAGTGGTTTGAAAAGGATGTCCGCCCATACAATTTTGTGTATGTCCGACACGATGTAAATTCGCTTTCTTTCACGCTGCAGAACGGTCCAGTGAAAGATAATGGCGTCAACGGATGCCAGGTGGATACCATTATTGAAGCTGCCAAAACCATTTTGGAAGGTTTAAACAAACAGTTTTCATGTCGAGAGAATTCAATAGCCATCACAAAGCTAGACGAGGCACTTCATTGGCTCGAACATAGAACCAAAGATAGACAAAAAAGAGCCGTAGAAGGCTTTTCAAAGGCGTGAGTATGGCTAAAGAAGTATTCATCGGCGGAAATATGGCTGGTCTGTTTGGTGTTGGCTCAGATCTAGCTGGCTCTCGAATGAGTCGCGTCTGCTCCAAAGCCATTGCTCATTTTGGTGAAGCCTCTCAAAAGCAGAAAGCCATAGAAGAACTTGGAGAGCTCATTGTCGCTCTGTGTCGTCAAGGCTATGGTGGCACGGTAGTAGACGTTGTTGACGAGATTGCCGATGTGGTTATCATGGCAAACCAACTCAGACAGATTTTCGGAACCCTAGCTGTGGATAGACGCATCGAGCAGAAGCTTGACCGGCTAGAAATGAGAATATCCCCCACGGGGTTGGGGTATTAACTCATACGTGCTGAGACTGTATTATGGACGCTAAATTACTAACCGCTCAGATCAAGAAGATGGACCGCACGTCGGATGAGTTCGCCGAACTCTTCCACGCGGTCAACGAGATGTACTTCACCTTCGATGACCCCGACGAGTTCCAGAAGCAGGCGGCGCTCCTGAATCTGATCCTGCATAAAGGCGAGGATTGGATGATCGAGGCGCTAGGGAAGATCGGCCATCAGCTATTCGAGTGCGTGACCAAGGACGTGAAGGCGACGCATGGGATGTTCAACACGAACGGGAAGGACTACTTCTTTGACCTCTACCAGGACAAGGAAGCCCTCAGCGCGGTTCACAAGCTATTCCGTAACGCCGTGATCCATAAAGCACAGTCGCACCAGGACTAAGCTATGTTTGGTATTGACGCTGTATGCCTTCTCCAATGCCTGATTGGGTTACTTTGTGGGGGATTGCTGATGTTGATTTGGGGCACCAGGCCATGAAGATCGTTTGGGATTCTAAGTTGAGAAACGCTGCTGCAGAGCTTGGAAGGACTCTAGAGAAGGTTCTAGATAGCCGATGTTCTGACTGTGGCTACAGCCTTTCTGGGTTCAGAGCGAACATCAACCCGAATCTATGTGCTCCATGCGAGAACAACAGAGACAGGCGAACGAAGGTTGAAGAGATCCTGGACAAGACCTGGGAGAAAAATAGGCTTGGCTTTTGATACAAGCTCTGTAGCTTAGATCTATGCCTTACAAGTCCAAAGCACAGCAGAAGAAGTTTCACGCCATGGAGAAAAAGGGAGAGATCTCCTCCAAGGTTGTGAAAGAGTTCGACAAAGCTTCTAAGGGCAAGAAGTTGCCTGAGAAAGTGAAGAAGAAGAAATGAAGGTTGGATCTACCAAGGGCAGGAAGCCTGGTGTGTTCAAGAATGGCTTTGAACAGTCTTCTTTCGTTCCTGACTCTGGGAGCAAGAAGATAAAGCCATCTAATCCCAGGGATGCCTTCTCAGGAGATGAGGATTTCAAAGATACTTCTCTCCTCAATAAGAAGGGCTTTACTAAGAAGCTTGCAAAGTAAGAGCATGTCTCGTAATGCAAAATACTCAAAAGGAGTGTTTATGCATGTTACGTTTGATTTTGCTACGAAGGCTATGGTTACTGCGATCTCTGACAAAAGGTATGGCGAGGCTCGCTACTGGAACGCGGTAATGACGACTTTGTTTCCTGACACGGAAACGACTACCGAGAAGACGACGACTCGGAAGTATACGAAGAAGACAACCAGAAATCGTCGCAAGCCTTTGTCTGCTGAGACTAGAAAAAGAATGGCTTTGGCCGCTCAAAAGCGCTGGGCCAAAAAGACGACTGAGAACACCCAGTCTTAATCTAGGACTTCCCCTCTCATATTAGGATAAGGGCTTACTAGGCTTGGTTTGTGGACCCTAGTAGGCCCTTTTTTTATCCAAGATTCAGCTGCTCCCAGAGCACATCGATGATTTCGTTCATCTGATAGGGCACTGAGTCATCAAATCCATCGTCGTGAGTGTATCCAAGAGTGTGCATCAGCTCATGGGCGATGTTCGACGCAACGGAAGAGGGAGTCGCAAAGAACTTCCTGTTCACGTTGATCACGATGCTCTCTAGGTAGGTATAGCCGACAACCCTTGACCAGGGAGAGTTGTACATCACGATTTTGAAGTCGAGTTCACCTAGGTCATCTTCTGGAGAGAGCTGATCTCCTGCTACCATTCGCTTCCAGATGCCTGCTCCACCTTCTCCGAAGTCCTCTGTATAGGTCCTGGACATGAGTTCTGTCTGGAACTGCTTGGTTGAGAAGATGTGATTGAGTCCAGCCACAGCATCTTTCAAGACCTGCTTATCGAAGTCATTGAACCAGGAAGACTCCTTGCAGACGACTAGAGGAACCTTTCCAGGCATCGGGATAGGCGTCGGGGCTGGAGGGATTGGTGTTGGTTCAGGAGTGGGTTCCGGTTGAACTGGTTGTTTGTGGAAGATAGACTTGATCCATGCCCATAGTTTTTTCATGTTGTTCCCTATTCGATATCGGTTGAGTCTTCGTTTCTGCCTCGGAAGTACTTCCTGATTCCGTCTCTCAATCCGATGCTTCTATCTGTGAGCTGATAGAGTCCTTGCCAGTCTCTTTTCAGATCTGCTTCTGGATCGAAGTCATTCTCAATCAGAATCTTCCATCGATCGACGTACTTTCGATCCTTCTTCTTGCCATGCCAGTGATGGAAGATGGTTCCAGGGACAAACCCCACATCACGACGGATGTACTTCTCGGCTCTCTCTTCCCAGCGAAGCACGTCCTTGATGTAATTGGGATGTGCTCCTCCGGGGAGGGTGTCCTTACCCTTTCCGATGAGAGACCAGGCCATGTGATGGTCTCCAGCTCCCAAGATCGCTTTGTCGATCAGGCCACCGAGGGCGTCGATCGTGTATCTTGAGGCTGCCCATGCGAATCCGGTGTGCGGATATACGGTATAGGGCTTCCAGTTTACGCTCAGCGCAGAACCATCAATTACGCAGAATCCAAAGGACTGGTGGGTCTGCATGGCTTCCTGAGAAGGGCCCAGGTCGATAGCGGTCTGCCATGGCTGAACGATGGCGTAGTGCTGGAGGGCATGAATGGTTTCAAGAGCCCAGTTTGGGTTCAGGAAAGAGATGTCAGCATCAATCCAAGCCACATATTCCCAATCCTGTGGAAGCAGTCTCATGGTCAGGTTGATCAAATTCTCCTTGTGCCAAATCTCATGGGAAGATCTGACTCGAAGGTGTTTCTGATCGGAGTGGTTGGTTACCTCGAAAGGCCTATCTCCGAAGGCAAGCTCGCCGGTGTAAAGGGTAACCCCTTGAGCATGCATCTCCTGTTGGAACTGCTTGTATAGGGCATAGCGGGACGCGAATCTCACTGGGTTTGAGATCACTGAGATGACGTGAAGCTTGGATTTATGCATGACCCTGAAGAGAGTATTCAGGAAAAAGAGTCTGTAAAGACCTGAGTCGAACCGGACACAATTATGTCTGGGTTCGAGCCATGAGACAATGTTTACATGTTACAGAGAATCTTAAAAAAAGGATCGATATGGGCACTGATCTGGGAATCGCTAGACAAAAACCCAGTATTTGAGTTCCTGTTTACTTTTGCGAATGATCTCTTCTGGATGCTCCTTGGAATCAAATCGATTGGAAAAGGAGAAATTGTAATCTTCTGGGCAAAGGGACTTTACGCCACAATACTCTATGCAGCATTCAACATGGTCGAATGAGCTATTGGACTTCTTTCATCTTGGTCGGAGTGTAACCATCTCTTAGAGATCCAGAATCCACAGTCATCGTGTCTGGATTTGTGTTGTCTTGACCAGCGTAAACCGGTTTAGATTTTTCGGGGTTCTGATACTTCTCAGCAGCGGCCTGCCTAGATTTTTCATCACTCATACCCTTCACAACCGACTTTGAGTTTGTGTGGCCAGTCAATTTTTGAAGCCAGTTGAGTTCCTTTTTGTCTTTTTCAGCCATGATTCTCTCCTTAGAATTGACCTATCAGTTTACAGACTTTTTCAGATCCGTCACTTACGTCCTTGCAGTCCTTGACCAGGACGCGCCCAGCACATCCAGAGCAGACCACACTCAGGAACACGGCAATTCCTATAATCATCCGCATCAGTATTCTCCCATATCAAATTGATCCACTGCGACACAGCCCTTTTCAGAGCTGGATCCTGTCTTGTTGCATTGCTTGACGACGACCTTTCCGTCTTTGCAATCCCTAACCAAGATCTTCCCGGAAGCGCATCCAGATAGCATCAGAAGCAAGATACAGAGCCTCATTTTTCCTTCTCCTCGTCGATTTTCTCACAGCGGTAGACATACAGGAAAGGGTCCGTCCTGATAGCCAGACTCAGCCATTTCCCTTCTATGGATTTGACGCAGATCTCAATCCCATCGCCTATTTTGAAGGATTCCCCCTGCTTGCGCTTGAGGACAAACCATCCTGGTTTCCTATGCTGCTCCATCCCCTTGAGGATAGTCTGGTTCAGGAGAATTCAATAGATCTTTGAGGATAGCCTCAAGCTTGTCCCGATACAGGCCCATGTTCTGATAGGTCAGGTTCGAACACAATCCGCCATAACCGCCAAAGCGCTTCACAGCCTGCCAGCCAACCTCCCCAATCCACTGCTTTGCCTCTGCACCCCTATCAGGACCGAACTTTCCTACAGAGGTCAAAATCCTCTCAGCCAGATCTCGATGGGAGTTGGGTGAAATCACTTTCTCTTCCAGCAAGACCCAGTCCTCCCACTGATTCATGAACGTCGAAAAATAGGGGATGAACCCGATCTCCGTGCCCTTGGTCTTATGGAAATTCGCAAAGTTGTCCACAGCAGCATCCAGGCGAATCAGATCCGAATGACCCTTGATCATCTGCTTGGCTTTACGCATCCCAGGAGTTTTTCCAATCTTTCTGGGGTATTTTTTGTAAATATCTTCAAGATTGAGCTGATGTGATTCTGGTTGTGCTGGACTATCACCAGATCTGAAACTCTCTAACTCCAGAACAACATCACCTATAATCGACTGTATCAGCCTAAGCTTGTCTATCAGTGTGTTCATGTCTTATCCAGAATACCTATGAGCAGAGTGAGCGAGCTTGAGATACACTAATCCTAAACGAGATTTTTACGTCTCGGTTCAAGATTAAGTATCTCGGCAATTTTCCCACGACCATGAGCGTCGTTTCGCTTCGCCATCAATACAGCATCACCAGGGACCATCCCGTGATGTCTGGAGTTTCTTTAGGAGAATTCGTCTCTCCCACGACCTACTGGTTATCTCCAACCACGCCCTCTCGAACGTGATAATCCTCCAGATAGTCCCTTTTGGTCTCTGATAGGGACAAAAGTCACGAAAACCAATCCAGTGTTTTGCATTGCCAACTGGCTTCCGGCTTTGCCAAGTGTAGGCTTGATGTGTCGCCGTAGTTGCGATATCAGGTCTCTACACTCTTGCTTGCACCACAGTGTATCGCCTCACTCGCTGTAAAAAGCAAGTGGGGCGTTTTCATTTTTTGGATTCCCTGTATCCTGAGATCACGGGAGACCTTCATGGACACTGCCAAAGAAAAGATGATGGCGAAAGAAAACCCATCAGAAGTTTATAAAAAAAAGCCGACTGATTCGCTCGTTTCAGAAGCCGACATGGTGGAGAAATCAGCAGCAGACGCAGCAAGCGAACCCCTCCGCTGTGGTTATGACCACCTCGAGGCTGACCTGGATCCGTTTGACAATGAGCGAAATGTCACGCGTATGGTCGGTTCTCATGGTCCTAAACACAAAGCAGTGGAACCTCAGGGCGAAGAATACTGAGGGTATAGGGGTTTGCTCCCAAGGGTTTGGCTCAGCTCCGTCTTTGACGCAGAGCTGTTAGCGTCCTCGTTCGATTCGGGGGGGGAGCGCCTATTTTAGAGGGCAATATGTCCGAAGACACTCAAAAAGGGATACTCCCAAAAACGGGAGTTCCAATCCCTGACCTAGATCAGTTCCTAGACAAGAAGATCCTATCCAAGGAGATGGTTGTCCGCGAGCTCGCTCGCAAAGCCAGAATCGAGATAGAAGAAGCCGCCATCACCGGTGAATATACGATCGAACAGCTCAAGAGATGGCGCACTGCAGGACAATCCTGTCCGGAGTTTGTTTCGCGTGCCGATTGGAATCACACCGAGGAAGCGCTGAAGCCTCTAGAGGGGATTATCGTTCATCTTGGGGCGATGGCCATGGAACCCGTTCACATCGCTGCCACAGTAGGCAAGAGCACGGTCTATGTGAACCAAGTGCTCAACTCGAGAGTCGGACAGTTTGAGATCCGGCGTATCCAAGACGAGATCTGGGGGATGGATTTCAAGAAACTCATCCACAAGCTTGTCCCTCTAGCCATCCAAACCGCCGTTCAGGCAATGCTAGACCCGAAGACCAAAGCGTCTACCCGCGTCGAAGCTGCCTTCAAGTTCATGGACAGAGCCATGGGCAAACCCATCCAACAAGTCCAGCTCGAGAACAATTTGCTCCGATCCATGTATGAGAAGCTAGACAAGATGGGGAATTCAGAAGAACCTAAAGATGTCGCGGTAAACGAGATGCAAACCGGGGAGGATGTCCTTCTCCCTGAACCTGAACCGCCAGGTCAAAGCGTCAAAACAACTATCCAGACAACCAAAGATGATGTGGATGCCTGGATTGAGGAGAACCTATGAGCAGGCGAGATGGCCGTGTTCCTGTCTTAACGGTTGTGAACAACTTTGCGACGACTAACGTCGATGGGACCACTTGGGTCCAGATCTCAGCAGCAACAGGAGCAGATGTTGTTAGACTGAGCTATCTTCTTCCTGGAACTGTTGGAGTCTACCTGGGCTATGGCTCAAGTGGAAACGAACAAATCCTCTGTGCTCTCCTGCCTGGAGCTCCAGTGGAAGAAGCAGTCTTGATCCCGAAAGGTGTCAGGCTGGTATTGAAGGCAGTCACAGCAACTACTATCAGCACTGGTGTTCTGGTTCTTAACTTGTATAACTAAATTTCTTTGCAAGGAGGCAAGATGAAAAAAGATATTCTCAATCGTGAATCTGGTGAAGGTAAGGCTCCCAAGGTCGTTGATGAGCACGGCGATCCGGGCAAGTCTGGCTATCACAAAATGGGCTTCGGTGGAGACGAGAAGGAAAACTTCAAAGTGCAAGACGGCTACAAGGCCAAGGATGAATCTCCTGCACGATCTGAAGGCTCTTCGATCCATGAGATTGCAAAGCACGTTGTTCATAGCCAATTCTACTCCCATGATCCCAAGCGACATGGCGGACATGAAGGCCATGAGAGCGCCAAAAAAGAGATGAAAGAACACGATTAATAGGTTCACATGGAAGCCCACTGGATTGAGAAACTGTCTCTGTACAGGTCCGATCCGTGGGCTTTTTTGTCTGAATGCGTCTACACACTAGACCAGACAGATGAAAAAGAGCCTATCAAGAAGTTTCCCTCTCATCTTCTTTATCTAAAACTTTACGTCAAAGTCTGGCAGCGAGAGAAACTCATAGCAGTTCCTAAGTCGCGCCGAATGTACATGTCATGGGTCAATATCGCCCTCTATCTATGGGACACCATGTTCCATATCGGTAGAGCCAATGCCTTCGTTTCGAAGAAGGAAGACGATGCTGACGACCTGATTAAGAGAGCCAAATTCATTTTGGAACATATTCCTGAGGACAAGATCCCAAAGGAATTGATTCCTAAGCATCAATACATCTTTGGTCAGCTGAGATTCCCAGAGATTGAATCGACAATCAGGGGATTCCCACAAGGCGCTGACCAACTCAGAGCATTCACCTTTTCTGGGATTCTAGGTGACGAAATGGCTTTTTGGACCGAGGCTCAGAAGATGTACGCAGCTTCATTCCCCACTCTTGAGGGTGGAGGCCGATTTACAGCCATTTCTAGTGCTGCTCCAGGGTTCTTCAAGAGACTCGTATTCGACCAGCTTGACTCTCTAGGCAATGACCAGGAGTCAGCATGAACAGATTTCCAATCCCAGGAGTGGAAGTCTACAAGAACCCTAAAAACAAATTCTTTGTCTTCCAGCTTCATTATTCCGCCAATCCTGAAAAGACTGATCCTTCCTACAGAGACGCAATCAAGTCCGCGATGCCAATCCAACAGTATCTACAGGAGTTTGAGATCCAGTGGGATTCCTATGCTGGGATGCCCGTGTATCCAGACTTTCAAAGGAAATTCCATGGAAGTACAACGTCGATCGATCCAGTTATTGGCTTACCTATTCTTCGCGGCTGGGACTTTGGCCTTACTCCGGCTTGTGTTGTTGCTCAATACGTTGACGGACAACTTAGAGTTATTCGAGAGTTCACAGCCGTCAACAAAGGAGCAGACCAGTTTTCATCTGAAGTTCTTGCCCAATGTCGAATTTCTTACCCGCAGTGGTCCAGCAATTCAAAAGACTGGCGAGATGTAATCGATCCATCAGGCTTCGGACGCAAAGACACAGACATGACAACCTGTGCTCAGGTCTTAGGAAAAAAAGGGATCGGATGCATTCCAGGTCCAGTAACATGGGAGTCACGACGCTCTGCGGTAGAATTCTTCTTGTGTGGCCTTGGCAAAGGCGGGATGAAGTTTCAGATCGCTCTCGCCGATTGTCCTACTCTGGTCAGAGGATTCGAAGGCGGCTACCGATATGACGAGAAAATACTTGACGAGGAACCAAATAAGCTGAAGCCTATTAAGGACGAGCACTCTCATCCTCATGACGCGCTTCAGTACATTTGTGCTATGGTGAGATCTTGGGTGAAACCAAGGCTTGCGAGAGTTCCAGCTCCCGCGTATTCATGGAGTCAGCCAGCTAGTGAACGGATTATCACTAAAGAAAGTCAGGGATGAAGGGCGAGATTGACTACATAGGACCGCTACAGCTCCCAGATGATATTGAACCAGAAGAGCGTTCGATCATCACAGCGACCTATAATTATCGACAAGAAGCCTACATCGCCAAGCGTGACCGCATGGTTCAGAACAGACTGAACTATGACACGTACAATCTCAAAGGCGATTTCTCCCACAAAAAGCGCGGTCAATCGCGAGAGTTTCTTCCTAAGCAGGCTTTGGCTGTGGAGCAGATCTCTTCTTTCTTCCAGCAAGCAATGATCGATACCGGAGACTGGTTCGATGTTGAGCGAGAACCTGGAGCGAAGGAATCTCGAATCAAGCCAATCGAGATCAAGCGCAAATTGCAGCGCGAGCTCGAGCACATTAAGTTCGATGAGAAGCTTGTTGATTCAGTGAAGATGGGACTTCTTGGGTCCATGTGCATCGCTAAGATTCATGGTGAGTATGTGGATAAGCCGTCTTTTTACACGCAGCAGGAAATGGGCGATGACAATGTCATCAAGACCAAACTCTTCCGAACAGACAAGAAAGTCTGGAGATCCAAGATTGACCTGATCAGACAAGAAGATTGGTTTCCGGATCCTACCGGAGACAACCTTTTCCAGATCCAACAAATCGAAATGGATCTTCATACGGTCAAACAGCTCTCCAAAGGACCGAATGCCATCTATGATGAGCACATGGTCAACGCCATTACTGGCGGATTTGAAGATATGGAGCAGGTGGCCAGAAAGGCCCGTGAGACTGCTCAGAACCAAACTTTCACAAGCTACCGCAAGCGCGTCCGTCTTTGGGAATGCTGGGGCACTCTCATCAATCCGCATACCGGAGAGGTGATCGCTGAGAACGTGACTTGGACCGTTGCCAATGATCGATGGCTGATTGCTAAGCCTAAGCCCTCCCCGTTCTGGCATGGTGGCAGTCCTTTTGTGGCTGTGCCAATCATCAGGACTCCTAAATCAGTTTGGCACAAGGCATTAATGGATGCGCCGACCATGCTGAATATTGCCTTGAATGAGACGTTCAATCTCGCTCTGGACAATGGACTCATGGCAGCTCACGGGATCAAGCAGCTTCGCCCTGAATGGCTTGCTGATGAAACCAAGATCGCTGACGGCATCGCTCCAGGCGAAACACTCGAAGTCAACAACCTCTGTCCTCCAGGCATGAAGGTCTTGGAACCAGTCGTCACTTCTCAGCTCAATCCTGAAGTGATGCAGATTTACAACACCACAAATCAGGAATTCAACGCCGCCGCGATCACAAACGATCTCAGGATGGGCGCGATGCCTGCGCGTGCCGTAAAAGCCACAGAAGTGGTAGAAGCGTCACAGTCCATCACCTCGATGTTCACTGGAATCACGAAGATCCTAGAGCAGAACTACATCGTCGAAATCCTCAAGAAGATGGTCCCAACCATCATGCAGAACGCAAACGACTGGGACGAAGACGAGAGCATCGCGATGTTCGGCAAGGACAGAGCTCTTGAGATCGCTGCCATGACTCCTGAAGAGCGCTTCAAAGATGTCGCTCAGGGCATGAAGTTCAAGGTCTTCGGTGTTTCCATGATCCTGAACAAGATGAAGGATTACAAGAAACTCATGTCTCTCCTTCAGACCATCGGCGGAGTCCAGCCTCTCACCGAAGAGTTCATCAAGAAGTATGACTTCGGCAAACTCCTCACCGAGATCATGAAGTCACTCGACCTTGATCCTGAAAAGCTTGCCGTTGAAGCGCAAGAAGCAGCTGCCATGAAAGGCGGAGCCCCAGGCCAACCTCCCGCCGGTCCAGATCAGATGAGCCAGATCCCTCAAGTCATGGGATCTAGCAATGACATGGGTTCTGCTGGTGGACCTCAGCCAGCCTCTTCCGCCATGCCTGGAACTCAATTCCCAGGCAATAGAGCCACAGGGATGTTGAAATGAACATCGAGAGGAGACTTGAAATCATCAATGATGGAAAGATTTCCCAGCTGGCATTCGCAGAACTTCAGCAAGTTCTCTCAGAGGCTAAGCGTCAAAAGATTGTCGAACTGGCTCAGCTGTACCGCCTTGGAAAGTTTGATCACATGGAACTTGTGACCACTTTGGCGGAATACTGCGCTTATGAAGATCTAGAGCAAGGATTGATCGCAAAGATCAAACGAGGAGAAAAACTCTCCCGTGAATTTAACAAGGAGCAAGAAGATGGAAATTGAATCCTCACTCTTCCAGGGTGGACCGCATGAAACGCAAATCGTCCATGGAAGTGACCCGACAATCCAAGAAATGTCCGCCAATACTCCCACTGATCAAGTGGCGAATACGGGAGATACTCAGGCCACCATTCCTGCTGCTCCTAAAAAGTACTTTGTCGGTAGCCGAGTATTTGAAACACCTGACGAGGCAGTAGCCTATGCAAACGGGCTTGCAACGGCTCAGACTGCTCAGGTTACGGCGCCTACTCCAGAAGAGCCAAAAGTCAGGCTTGGTCAGCTCATTTTTGAAGACCCAGACGCAGCTCTGGAACAAGTCATCAGCATCGCCCAGAACAAAGTCCGATCAGAGATTGCTGAAAAAGAAAACAAAGAAAATGTTTGGAAAGATTTCTACTTGAGGCATCCTGATCTTAAGGGATCAGAATTTCTTGTTGAGTCTGTTCTAGGAAGAGAGACCCAAAGGGGGACGTTCAGTAACATGAACATCACTCAAGGAACTCCGATCCTAGCTCAGAAGGCAAGAGAGGAGATCCAGAGGATCAGGAACGCTTCTAGTGGGGGGCAAGCGTTACCGTCAAAGCCTGCCATGGTGGCAGGTTCGAGCGGAGCGCCAGTTCCTTCAATGCCTACGCCCAAGGCTCAGCCAACCAATATGATTGCTGAGATGCGGGCTATGCGGAGGAGGGGCTAATAATCATGGAGGATAAACATGGCAAGTAATTTTACTTGGACCTATGACGCCCCTAGCGGCGTTTATAAGTCTCATGAGATGTCTTCGGCGCTTCGAAAGGCAGCTATTGCGGAATGCAAGATGCTTCAATTCGTTCGACCGGAACCTGGCTACGGAAAGAAATCTGGCGACTCGATCACGATCACTCGTATTTCGAATCTCTCTATCCCGACGAGCGGTAAGCTTGTTGAAGGAACGAAGATTCCTGAAGATGCACTGTCGATCACGACCGTTGCAATCTCTGTGAGTGAATGGGGCCGATCGGTTCCTTACACCTCGTTTTCTGATGACCTCTCCATGTTCAACATGGAAAACATCACTCAGCGAGCTCTTAAGGATCAGATGAAGTTGATCATGGACAATGCAGCTGCTGCAGCGTTCAAGTCCAGCTCTGCCAAGATCAAAGCAACTCCCACGGGCGTTGGTTCGATCTCCTTTGGAACCAGCGGCGTTGCTCCGGCAACTGCTTCTGCAAACCTGAATATGTACCACGTGGAACAAATCCGCGATTATATGTTCTCGACGCTTTTCATCCCTCCTTATGAAGGCGATGACTACGTTTGCCTGATCTCGACCAAAGGGAAGCGCGGTCTTCTCTCTGATCCGGCTTGGGAAGTCTGGCACAAGTACACCGATCCCGCTGCTAAATATAATGGCGAAATCGGTCGTATTGAAAACATCCGTTTCGTTGAAGTGAACAACGCTAACGCACTCTCTGGATCCCTCGGGACCGCAGGTGTTCTTGGCGAAGCAATCTTCTTGGGAGCTGATGCTGTTGCTATGGCTGTCGTGATCGATCCCGAACTTCGCGCTGCAATCCCTGGTGACTTCGGTCGTCAGCGTGCAGTCGCCTGGTACGGTATCCTGGACTTCGGTGTCATTTGGGATACCGCAAATCCTGGCGAAGCTAAAATCGTACACGTAACCAGCTTGTAATAGGAGGCAACAATGTATCTTAATAAAATTCGTACTGTTTCCCCTCTTGCTGCCGGTGAAATCGACCTCGCATCGACTGGCGTCGTGCAATACTTCGTTCTCTCGGATTCCGCTAAGGTTACCCGATGCATTGCGATGGTTAGCACGGCTCTGGTTTCCACTGGAGCAGTGGTTCTCAGCTTCTATCAGCGTCCGACCCATGGTTCGACTTCTGGTGAAGTTCTGATTGCTACTCTCACTGTTCCTGCTGCAACGGCAGTTGGCTCGTCCTTGTACAAGGATGTTGCTGGCGTTACCGTTCAGGCTGGTCAGGAAGTGGTTGTTAAGGTTGTCACTGCAGCGACGACTTCTGGAAAATGCATCCTCAACTTTGTTGGCGATGAAGCTCCTGAAATCGCAGCTAATCTGTCTAAGCTTACCCTTAGCGCGTAAGCCAAAAATTAGGGTGGGGCTTGAGTGCTCCTTGGGTCTCACCCTTTTTTCATACCGAGGTGAATCATGGCAGCTGTATCTGTTGCGGTAAGCAAAGCTAAAAAGTTAGAAGACGGTCGGAAATTCAACAACGTCACGTTGACGTTCGGAGATGGATCGACTGCATATCCTGCTGGTGGGATCGCGATTTCTGGCGCTGATTGTGGCTGTCCTGTGTCGCTTGAATCTCTCCTTTTTGTTGACGCAGATGCTGCATCGACGAAGCTATTCAAGTTCGACCAAGCCAATGGCAAGGTTAGGATCTATGTTGAAGGCGCAGCAGTGTATGCTGAGATGTCTGGAACAATTCCAGCCATGACCGTGAAGGTCATTGCAGTAGGTATCTAAGGAGACAAAAATGTCGTTTGATCTAAAAACTGATCATAAGGATCCCAAAACGGGAAAGACTGTTCAGCAGAACCATTACATCATGCACATCTCCCAGCAGCACGGGACGATCTTCGAACGTGATGGCGCATTCTTTTGGCCTGACTCTACCGAGATCGGTTATGATCCACGTAAAGGCAAGCCTGCTGAGACGGTTGAAGTGAAATCAACGGTTGTTGAAGTGAAGTCTGAGCCAAAGGTAGAAGTCAAAAAAGGCGAGTTGATTGCTGCTTTGACTAAAAAGTAAGCCCATGGAGGGACTGCCGTGACCGCAATTTCAATGTCCACACAGGATCTGAAAAAGCAGGTGTTACGGCATTGCGGTGAGGTGGAGGACGGGACTTCTACCTATGACGTGAGCGGTCAGGTGATGGACTACCTGAACCGCGCCTATGTCGCGATCCTATCTGGCGGAAATGAGTTCGACATTGAACTCTCAAAGCCATGGACATGGGCTGTGGTTCAGAATCCATGGGTACAGATCCTGAAGCCTACGTTTACAGGAACTGGGACTGTCACTGCCACCAATGGCTCGAAGACGGTCAGCTTCTCTGTCGCGCCTACCATCAGCCTGACGAACTACCTTCTCAAGATCGATGGATTGCCGGACTTCATGAGAGTTGTCTCTCATGCGGGTGGATCGATCACGGCAACTCTGGATGCGGTTTACGCTTCTGACACGGTGACGACTAGCTACACAGCTGTCTTGATTGATTACAAGCTGAAGCCAAACACAAACGGGATTCTCAGGCTGACTCAGTCATTCAACACGTATCAGCCCCAAGACCTGCTCTCCAATGACGAACAGCGTATCTACTTCATGGATGAGCAGGAGATGGCGAAAGAGTATCCCGTAGCCAGGATCAGAGAAGGAGCTCCTGGTTTCTTTTCGATTCAGAAGAAAGAGCCAGATGGCTCTATCTGGGTAAGGCTCAACAAGAGCCCATCTGTTCAAACTAGGATGGAGTTCAAGGGCATTGAGATCCCAGACCCATTGATTGACTCAGCAACCAGCTTTCCTCTGATTCCTGTCGAGCATAGGGATTGTCTGTCTAAGGCTGCCAGTTATTACCTGCTCCTCGATAAGAACGATCAGAGATTTCAGATGTTTCTTCAGCTCACTCAGAGCAAGCTTAAGGCTATGCAGAAGGCTGAGGAGAAGCAGAAAACTCAAACCTCTTCCACAAGAGGGAAATTGATCCCTCGCCGTGACATCTGGCAGCGTGGAAAGAGGTATATCCAGCAAGAGACCTCCTGATGAGTTACATGGGGACTGCTGTCAACATTCCGATCGGAGACATGGGCATCTTCACTGATGACGCCCAGACTATCACCCCCCCTCAGGGGCTTATTCTGGCGGAAAACGTCCAGATTCGGAATGGGTTCTTAGAGAAAATGCCTGGTTCCAGGAAGTGGAATAAGACCATTCTTCCCTCTCTCAGCATTGTCGCGATGTTCGATTGGTGGCCTACCGAGACCGCTCAAAGGCTCATCGCAGTGACTTCTGATGGCAAGGTCTGGAGATTTACTGACGAGTACAACTTCACCGAGGTTCTAGGTGTCAGTGGAGCTCCAGTCACTCTGACTGTCACAGACCAAGTTGTCATGGTGGCTGGCGGACAGGAGCTGGCAGGCAGAGACAGGAAGTTATTCATCCTGACAGGCAACAACCCTATTCAGGTGATTTCAGGAGACGGCACGACGAGACGAAACATTCTCAGTCCGTCTACTGATTGGTCTGGATCAATGCATCCGAATTTCGGTATTGTTTATCTGAACAGGCTCTGGGTTTTTGGAAACAAGAACCAACCGCATCTGATGTATGGATCCAATGTTTTGGATCATGAAGACTTCACGACCATAGGCTCAATTGCTTTTGTAACAGTGTTTCCAGGTGACAATGAAAGACTGGCTTGTGCAAGCAACTTTAAAGGTCGGATGGTATTGTTTAAGTATCCTTTTGGGATCTATTTTCTTAACACTGATAATCCAGCTACTCCCTACGCTGTTAAGCTTGGGAATGGATTTGGAGTAGCTTCTCCCAAAGCTGCGACTCAGGTTGTCGATGATTTGTGGGTGGCCAATTCTCAGGGGACGATTTCTAGACTTGAAGCCACGCTGAACCTTGGCGGATTGCAGCAAGCTGACGTGATGAAGGACATGAAGTGTTACCGCTTCATCAATGAGTTCACGAGTGCGAACAACATCAAGCTTGGAAATGCCATCTGGTACGAAAACAAGAAGATGGCGATGTTCACGTACAGCGCTCCTTCTTCCACAGACATTGACCGGATTTTCATCATCGACTTCGCTGCTGGCAGACCAAGGGCTGTTTTCTGTACAAAGGACGCTTTGAACTGCCTGGTCTTGCGTAGAGATGTGACCAATGTCCAGAGACCGTTCTACGGCGGGAGAGATGGTTACATCTACCAGATGGACATGCCTGACCGGAATGTTGGCGGAAATGCCTACTCCATGAAGTTCCAGGTTCCCTATTTGGACTTCGGGTTTGTGGATCGTTCCTTGGCTGAAAGAAACAAGAACTTCGATTTCATGGAAGTGACCTTTGAGCCAGAGGGGAATTGGAACCTATCTGCTGACATCTATCTGGACAATCGTTTCAGTGAGACAGTGACATTCAACATGGCTCAGGAAGATGTGTTGGATAAGAATTTCAAGCTAGACAAGAGCAGGGCTTCTGGACCTGGACCAAGGTCTAGGCGTGTTCCTATTCATGGAATGGGACGCAGAATCAGTGCAAGGTTTTATTACAACGGACTGGGTAACGCCAAGGTTTCTGGTGTGACTTACTACTTTAGAGCAGCTGGACAAGCGCAGAAGGGTTGATTCATGCCTGGAAAATTCTCAAGACTGAAGACTTGGTTGTTCGAAGAGGTAGTCAAATCAGCTGACCTGAATGGTGAGTTCGACAACATCATCAACAACGCTATCCCAGGAAAGATCGACTCCTATTCGACGACCGTCGGTCAGATGCAAACTCAGACAAACCCTGGAGCACAGGGGAGCGAGAGTCTTGCCCCCAACCTGGCTGGAGAGCTTGAGAGACTGAGGTTCAAGATCAAGGAAATCCTTGGTCAGACCTACTGGTACGATCCAGTAGCGCTGAGCCTTGTTGAGACCAACAACCTGATCAACCAAGTGGCAGGTCTTCCTCCTAACCGAATTGTCAGTGGGAAGGTTGTGAGTGCATCGGACGCAATGCCGGCATTCATTGTTCCTGGAGTCAGCAGCGCTTCAGTCACGATTGAAGGGACTCCTACCAATCTCGTCTATAGGGTGAACGGAGTTCAATACACCCTGACCTCCGACATTCTTTTGACGGGTCTTGTTCCTGCTCCTACGACCAACAACACTGCTCTGGTAAATGATGCCACGATCAACGGGGATCAGTTCAGCAAGATCAGGGGAGAGTACGAGAGTACGATCACGATCGGAACGGTTGGATCCAACATCTCTGCTTTGCTTGGAAAGACTGCAGCGTTCAAGATTGTGGATGGAGTAACAACTGAATACTTCATCGCTTATGTGAAGAGCGCAACGGAGCTGACCAATGTCAAGCGTGGATACTTTTTTGACGGTTCTGTTCTTCCTATTCGGAGGAATATTGCTAACACTGGCGACACGATCACGCTGATGAAGCTTACGTGGTTGTTCATCAAAAACGACTTCACGGCAGAGGCTGTTTATACCAATCCTGTCTACAGCAGCACAGCCCCGCAATCCCCATCTGTTGGGGACTACTGGCTCGACATGACTGTGAACCAGTGGAAGCGATTCTCTGGATCAGGATGGGTTGTATCTCTTTCCACTCTCATTGGGGTCTGCATCCAGGATGGAACCAATTGCGTTGCTGCAAGGGCCTTTGAGGTTTATGCAAACTTTTCTGACCTGAATACTCTTGCCATCTCTGACATCACCACGACTCAGGCTAGGATTGGTGAGTTTGGAGGAACGGTCAATGTGAATGGATCAATCTTCCAGTTCACAAAGGATGATTGCATCTGGGACATCACGACTGACCTTGAGTCTGGGTTCACTGAAGCAAGCGACACGATCTATTTCCTGTACATCACCGAGCAGGGATACACTAAAATGTCTCCGATCTATCCCTATCAGAGACCGGACTTCCAGGGATGCCTGTACCACCCACATCATATGTGGAGATGCGTTGGTGTGGCTTACAATGATGGGTCTTCTAATATCACCGGGGCAAGCATTGTTGGACAAAACGAAGATCTGATATTTTTCTCTCAGGCTTCAGTATATGGGTCCGGAGCTACAAATACGGTCAGATTCACAAATATAACCACACAATCTGGTGGAATGCTCATCCCTTATGACGACTCTGTGAACGGATCAAATGTTCTAGTAGTGTTTCCTGGAAGTTATTCGATGTCAGCAAAACTGAGAAGTGCCACTACTGGAGACGGTATTTCTATTTCAAAAATAAATTCATCATCAGGTGCTCCTTTGATTGGAACATATCCAACCACGCTGTCTTCTGTTTATATTGGAGCAGCTGGAACGAATGAATTCTTCATCAGCTCTGTGGATAGACTCCTTCCAGGAGATCGTATTTATGTAAATCGATATACAGCCGGAGCTGGATTTCCTGACACCACCGAACCACACTTTGTTGTAAGAAAGATCGGAAATTGAAAGTCAGACCTTTTGAAACTCTAGACTATCCAGAGATCTCCAGGTGGTGGAAGCATCATGGCTTTCCTGTTCTGCCTCTCTCTGATCTACCGACCAATGGATCTGTGGTTGAAGGCAAAGACGGAACCCTGATCTGTTCTGCTTGGTTCTACTCAACAGACACCTCGGTTGCCTGGATGGAATACCTTGTCAAAAACCCAGACATCACAATGGATGTAACCAGTCAGGCTTTGGACATGGTGATTGAGAATTTGACTGAGAGAGCAAGGAACCAGGGTTTCAAGATCTTGTTCACCTGTACCGACAAAAAGTCATTGATGAATCGTTTGGAGCGCCTAAGCTTTATCAAAGGTGATGAACTTGTGACCCACTACGTAAGGAGGCTCTGATGCCGGCGTTTACCACAGCAGCAATTATCGGCGGAGCAGCGATGGCTGCAGGAGCTATCGGAAAAGTTGTTGGTGGACTAGAAGGGTCTGCTGCAGAGCAGGACATTGCCAAAGCACAGCGAGGTGAGGCCCAGAAGACTGCAGAGCTTGCCAAGCCTACCGTTCAGGAGATGGCTCAGCTCAATGACCGGATCCAGATGCAGACTCGCTACCATGCCCTCCAAGAGTCACAGCTTGCCCAGGACCAGAAGGCCTTGGCTGCGATTGATCCCAACCTGATTGAGGCAGGACAACAGGCCAATGCCCTTCTCAAGGGGAAAGAGGCTGCGATCCTGGCTCCGATGAAGCAGCAGCAACAGATGCAGCGACGGCAGCTTGAGCAGCAGCTTGCGGCAGGACCAGGACTTGGATCAGCCATGGCGATGGATCAGCTTGCCAAGTTTGACATGCAATCCAATATGCAGACGCAACAGGCTCAGAGCCATGCTCTTTCTCAGGTCCAAAGCATGATGGGATTTGGAGTTGAGGCCAGAGAGAGAATACAGGCAAGCGAGAGAGCCGGGTTCCATACCGCCAGTAGCATGTCCATGGGAACTATGTCCGCTATGGACAATCTACAGAACAGGCAGGTCCATGCTCAGGAAGGCATGATGAAGACTGCTGGATCAGAACATGTAGGCAGAGCTGCCAATGCCAATATGATGAGCGGTCTTGGTGGATCTCTGATGCAGATCGGTGGATCCTTCGCTGGTCCAGCGATGGGAGGGCTCGCTAAATCCAAAGAAACTCAAAAAGAAGACATGTCCGGAGATTTTGACCAAGGCATTTTTGAGGATGCATTCGGATGAAGAACGAACCAGAACTTCTCATGGGTCCTATCAAGGAGGCGCTCGGTGATGAACACCCCGAGCTGACTCCTACAGCGCTAGGACGCTATAGACTGGTTCAGTCTCTGAGACATAGATTTGGTGAGAACTGGAAGAACATTGCCAAGGCTAGAAAAGCTATTGAGCATTTTGACAAGGAACTAGATTATTTCCGAAGGCTAAGAAAGATCAGAGGGGTTTCTAATGGCTAACATGGTGGATATTGCTCAGGGTCAAGCAGCTCAAGCTACTGACATGTCTGGTGTTGGAAAAGGAACCCTAGAGGGCCTGTCTGCCGGAATGGGTCTAGCTGAAAGAAAGGCGAAGCTCGAAGAACAAAAGCAGCAAATTGAACAAGACCGACAAAAGTTCGAAATGAACAAATGGGGTCATGTTTTCAGTAGCCTTCAGGATATTACTGCTGAGCCAAACGATGAAATACGAAAATTAAAAGCAGACAAATATGTTCAGGAAATGGCAACTCTCGGAGAACGGGTTCCTCCTGAAACATACAATCTTCTTTTAAAGTCTGAATATGCCAGAGACAGACTAAACAAAGCAGCAAAGCTAATGTCCTCAGCTGCAACAGAAAATCCACAGGAGTTTTCTAAATCCATAGAGTCTCTTGGTCCGGTTGTTTTTGGTGATACTTATAAATTACTGGAAGGAACCACAAAGATAATTGATGCTGGGGCAAAAAGAGATGTCATGAGAGCCCAGATGCAAGTCAAGCAGGAGTCACTACAGCAACGCCAAGACAAGTTTGGATCTGATGTCGAGAACAAGGTCCTAGGCGACGAGACTATCAAGATGAATAAGGGTCTCAACCAGTCAGCCGGAAAGGCTCTCGAGATCTTGAACCGCAAAGATGTAAAGTGGATCGATCTCAATGAGGCGTTCACTGACATCACCAACATTCTCCAGAACGGTAAGGGTGCTGTCTCTGTAACCAGAGAAGACAAGCAATCCTTCAGTGACTTCAAGTCTTGGTTCGACAAGAACAAAGGTAAGATCACTGGAAAAGAAGAAGGCGGTCCTTCTCAAGAAGAGCTTGATTTGGTCAAGGATAGGCTTGGCAGGTTGAACGAAACAATCGCCAAGTACCATGACCAGCAGCTCATGAAGAACATCCAGACCAAGCACGACCTCTTGAGTAAATACGGTCGGGACCCAGAGCAGATCTTTGAGAACAACAAGCTGAGCCCAGACAGTGAGTTCTCGATGACTCCTGTTACTCAGCAAAAGCCATCTCTTCATTCAAAAGCTCCTCCTCTTTCGACTGAGGCTGGAAGCGAAATGAACAAGAAGAAGGTCTCCGGTGCGATGAAGTCTAAGGCCAGGGAGACTGCAAAAAAGCTGATCGAAAAGAATCCAGACAAAGAACAAGACATCAAGACCAACTTTCAGAATCATTTCGGTGAGGAACTCTAATGGCTAATCCTGAAGCCCTAAAGACAGCTCACTCGAGCAATCCAAAAAGCCTGAAGTCTCCGGTTCCGGAGTCACAGGACGCGGCGTCTGCCATGGAAGGTGCGCCGACCGCTAAGATGGGAGAACCTCCAGCTCAGGGTGAGCCTGCTCCATCACCACAGGGCGGAGGAGATGACCTTGAGGCTATGCTTCTTGCGACTCCAACCACGCCTGCGCTTCAGCAGAAGGCCAAGATGGATCAGGGTAGACAAGACCCTATGGACCCTCAGCAAGATCCAAACATGCCTTCTGGTTTTGAAGCTATTACCGCAAGGATTCGAAAGGCTCCTGACGGTCAGCTTCAACACTTAGATGAAGTTCATGGGTGGATGCCTTTTGATAAGGGCCGAACACTCAGAGCACAGCAGGTTATTGATGGGATGGAATGGCTTGGAGTGAGAGCCAAGGAAGACCTCCCTCGATTTGTTGGCGCGATGGCAGGGGCATCAATCGGTTCTAATATTGGTAAACTAGGCGGACCAGTTGGAATGGTCGCTGGAGGCATTGCTGGTTCTGCCTTGGGACAAGCTGCTGGCGGAGCATTTCAAAACGTCATGGAAAATAGGCCGGTTGGTTCTACGGCATTAACCGACATGGCTACTGGGGCAGTTGGCTCTGCTATTCCATTGGCAATAGGAAGTCCTTTACTTTCTGCCGCTAGATCAAAAGCAGTAGCATATGGTGTTGCGTCCGCCTATGGCGGTGAATCGGCTGTGGAGTCGGCAGCATCAAGGCTTAAGCTTTCAAAAGAATCTGGCATACCGATCACCAAGGCAGAGATGATGCCTGGTACTCCAGAGTATGAGCGCGCATGGGCTAATTTCGTTTTGAAGAACCCATATCTTGCCAAGAACATGAACGCTGAGAGAGTAGCTCGCATCAATGACTTCATTACAAAGAAGTCCTCTGACATGCAGGCACCCATGCTTGAGCAAGCTGCAGGCAGAGGAGATGAGATCAGTTTTCAAAAGATCCTTGGAGACTATGCTCAGAACCTCAAGATCGATCAGTCGAGAGATCTGAAGCTCGTCAACGAGATTGCGGGAGAGCAGTCCTTCCCCATTGATCCTATCGTCAAATCCTTGACTGAGAAGATCCAGACTAGGCTTGGTCCGAATGATCAATCTGGATTCATCACTGGATCCGGTAACGTTGATCCTGCCAAGTGGAACAAGTTTGTAGAGAACAGCAAGAAGGCTGGAATCGAAATCGATCCAGCAGTTAGGAAGCTCACCGAGGAGACGATTCAACTTCAGAACGTGGCCAAGGGAAAGATCACAGAAGCTGGTTTTGTTGCCAAAGAACAGCCTGGACTGACCTTCAAAGAGATGGAGATGCTTCGAGAGAAGTACGCTTCCTTTGCAAACTTTGACAAGGCGATGGATCGGGACTTCGTGGAGAACGCCTATTCTTCCGCTTATGTCAAAACAGCTCAGCATCAGAGCGAGATGATGACTGATGTTCTGAACAAGGCGGGTCATCCAGATCTTGCTGATCGAGTGAAGGCTAGAAAAGAAGCTCTCTCGATTCACTATGAAGACGCCATGCAGTTTCAGAAGATGGCTCAATATGACCCGACAAACATTGCTGCTGCTCTGATCAAGAGGAACAGGCCGACCGATGTCCTTGTGTTGAAGGGCATGCTTGAGCCTCAGCAGTTCGACTATCTGGGCGGCAGTCTTCTGAACTCGATTGCTGGCGAGGGACGGATTGTAGATCCAATCACAGGAAGGCCTTCGAGCTCTGCTGCTACCGCCTGGAGAAATCTTGATCCCAAGATCAAGGATGCCTTCTATGGGAAGGATGGCGTGAAGCAGATCGACGCCATCATCAACATCGCGAAGGTGGTTGACCTGAAAGGACCATCCTCTCCTGTTCCATCCGGAGTCATGGGCAAACTTCTTGGCTTGGTCCATGGATCCAAAATCAAGGGGGCTCACTACTTCATGGATGCTCTTTTCGGAGACAATCCATCGGTGGCGAAGAACCTCATGGCCAGTGACGCAGATCTCGTAACTCCACACGGCATGACTCCGGAAGCGATTGCATCAAAGAAGATGCAGTATGAAGTCGCAGCAAAGGCATTGCTTGGTCCCGTGAAGGCAGCGACTCAGGCTTATGGAGCAGATGTCGCCTCTTCTCATCGGGATATTGCTGAAGACGCCGAGATCCACAGGATTCTTGCAGGACAATGAAATTCAAAGAGCCTCACATGGAGGATGAGCTCATGCAGTCTCCTGAGATGCTGCAGCAGGTGGCACTCACATTCGATAGTCTATCCAGAGACCACGGCATTGTCCCTGTGGTTACAAGAGTCTGGGGACATATCGATGGAGACTCAGGAGTTCACGCAGCGCAGCGAGCTGTCGATTATCGAGATGAGATCAGGGATGGAAACAGGAAGAGATTCCTCTACACTGTAGACATTCGAGATTTCATTGTCGCTGAGATCAATCGACGCTACCCTAGGACAGACGGCAAGCTCGTGGCGATTCATCATAGTTTTCAAGGAGCACCGTTTCATTTTCATCTTCAGATCCCGATTGATTGGGTCTGATATTCCAAGGAGGGGATATGGCATTCTTGTTGGCGAATAAGGTCGTGATCTTGGCAGCTCTTCTGGGTTTGTCTGAAGTCTTGGCGATGTTCTTCCCGCCTAGCTCTGGTGTGGCTGGCGTGCTTCAGGGTCTTGTGAAGCTAGTGAAGTTTCTGGGCGGAAAAGAACCCCCTCAGCTTCCCTAGTAGGAATCTATTATGAGCGGACTTCTGGCAATCGTTCAGCTTGTTCTTGAGATCGTGAGGTCGGCCAAATGGCTGGCTGAGTTCATCAAAGAGAACAAAGATGAAGCTTGGTTCCAGGAGTCCGCTCAGCTATTTTCTGATCTCAGAAAGGCAACAACTCCAGATGAAAAAAAGCTTGCTGCTAGTCGGCTTAGAGATTTGCTGCGCGGTCTTCCTTAGTTCTTGCATCTCTGGTCCCAAGGTCACTCCTTGTGTCATCGATGCGGTAACCAAGTCGGGATATTGCGCACCTCCAGACACCAATGAGGTGGTGGTTATCCCCGTCGGTCTCATGGATAGCTATACCTGCTACAGCCCGGACGATATGCAGCGATTGCTTGAGTGGATCAAGAGACAACAGAAGAGGTTGGGGAAATGATTATTAAACTTTCAGACGGCACACAGGTTGATCTCGTAGTTGGATCTAAGGTGAAGCTGACTAGGCTCAGAAGGTCGAAGACGAGATCGACAAGGACTTAAATGGCAAACGCTAGGCAAGTCGTAAACGTATTCGTAGGCGATACAGGTAGCGGAGGTGTCAAGGGCACCGTTCCTGCTCCCTCCGCTGGCGACGCTGTGAAAAGTAAAGTCATCAAAGCAGATGGAACTTGGACCGCAAATTTTCCCGATGCGACTCCCGCCGAAGCTGTGCGCGCAGTATCCACCTGGACAGTCAGAACTATTCCAGAATCGAACCAATGGATTGATGTGACGTGGGCTCCTGAACTCAGGATTTTCTTAGCCATAGCTTCAAGCGGTACGAACCGCGTGATGTATTCGAGCGATGGAATAACGTGGACCGCTGCCTCTGCCGCACAAGCAAACCTTTGGACTTCTGTTTGTTGGTCCCCCGAATTGCGTTTGTTTGTCGCTGTTTCGTTTAATGGGACGAACCGAGTACAAACAAGCCCGGATGGTATCACCTGGACCGTGAGAACCGCCGCCGCTGCTAACCAGTGGTACCGCGTCGTTTGGGCGAAGGCTTTGGGACTATTCGTCGCAACGTCACTTGACGGCGCTGCCGGTACTCGCGTGATGACTTCTCCTGATGGTATCACCTGGACCTCACGCACTGAGGCCGCTACCGCGCAGTGGTATTCGCTTGTCTGGTCCCCTGAATTAAATCTCCTCGCTGCCGTAGCTTTGGGCGGCTCGATCATGACCTCTCCTGACGGAATCACTTGGACTTCGCGGACACCGCCAGGAGGAGGCCAAGACTGGTACGACATTGAATGGTCCGCTGAGCTGGGTATTTTCTGCGCAGTCGCAATCACAGGCACAAGTCGCGTGATGACTTCTCCCGATGGAATTACTTGGACCAATCGAACCGCTGCCAGCGCGTCGGCCTGGCGCAGAATTACTTGGTGCGATTATTTAGGTTTGTTCATCGCCGTGTCGTCAAGCGGTACGATCATGACTTCTTTTGACGGTATTAACTGGACTTCCCGCACGTCACCACAAGCCAACCAGTGGTACGGTGTTGTGTGGTCTCCAGATATTAAAGTCGTGGTCATTACGGGAATTACAGGCACCAACAGGGTTTTGACTTCTCTGTATATCGGCGATTTCGTCACTGCTGGATTGACCGGGCCAACCGGAGCGACTGGCGCAACGGGTGCGACTGGAGCAACGGGTGCCACGGGTCCAGCAAACCCTAACGGCGAAATTCCAAGTGTGAGCATTGAACAGGCCACGCAGCAAACCACAACGTCCGCTACGTTCGTCGATATTCCTGGGCTTTCGACTACGCTTACGACGACTACCGCGTCGAGCATTTACTGCGCTTTAGCTGCGATGTCAAAATGTACGTCGGGAACTGCGGTGGGCGAGTTCCGCGTCGTTATCGACTCTCAAAACGGAACTGCAATGATTTTGACCCTTCCTAATACTACCGACAATCGCGCCGTATCCGCGTCTTTGCGTTCCACTCAACTCGCCGCTGGGACTTACACAGTCAAGGCTCAGTACCGCGAGACCTCGACCCTTGGAACTCTTGCGCTCAATCAAGGAAGTCTGTTTGCAGTTTCCTTGCAGGCTAGCGCTCCGTATACGATGAGCCAATCGGTTTCTTACAAAGAGGATTGGATCTCTCCCGCCGTAACCGGAATGCTCGCGTGGACCTCAACAGTTTCCGGGACAGGTGCGGCAAATACCCTTGTAACAACAAATCAACTCTCTAATCAGGCCGGGATCGTTCAACTTTCGACAGGCACCACGGCAACAGGGCGCGCTGCTCTTGCTATTGCACCGACAGCTCACTTTTTCGGTGGTGGTGTGGCGACAATGGAGATGTACGTTTACATCCCAACACTTTCGACTGTCGCGCAGGAATATATTATACGTCTTGGCTTTGGGGATCTGGTTACCGGAGCCGACCACGTTGACGGGGTTTATTTCGAGTACGACCGTTTGAATAGTGCCAACTGGAGACTGAAAGCCGCAAATAACAGTACCCGAACCACGACAACTAGCTCAACCGCTGTTGCCGCTGGCGCTTGGCTTAAATTAAAAATAGTCGTGAACGCAAACGGGACAAACGTGGACTACTTCGTGAACGGTACGAATATCGGGTCGGTCACTACGAACATTCCGATCACTGTAGCCCGCGTATGTGGCCCTACTCTTATTATTGCGAAATCCGCAGGGACTACCGCATTAACAATGCTTGTCGATTATTTCTCTTTTGAACAGGTCTTCACAACACCGAGGTAATGATGAAATACACGGTTAAATGCGAAGTTTGTTCTTGGGTGTCAGACGAGTTTGAATATGAAGTGTTGCCAGCGTATCCTATTGAAATGGCACGGGAATACATCGTATGCCTTGCGTGTTGTTCTGGAGATAGAGAAATTGTCGAGGTGCCGGAATGATTAGGGTAGGCGATCAGATCCCAATCTGGCTTCAGTTGTTTGATGGGGTTACTACTAAATTTCCACGCGCAGTAGTTCGCAACGCTGCGGGTACGGCTATCTCGGGTTCCCCATTCGACCTCACCCACGTCGCCGATGGTCTCTATTCAAACTCTTCTGCCGTCATGCCGTCGACCCCGTTTGTGACGGTTCAGTATCTCGTGTTCAATGAAGTCGGTCGGACCACAATGGATAATAACTACTCGGACGAGATAGAGATCAAGGAGCTGGACACTTCGGCACCTGCCTCTACAGCTCTCGACAACACCATTTGGACAGGCGCAAAAGCTGCGTTTGTTGACGTGGCTATCTCGTCTCGACTCGCGACATCTGGCTACACAGCACCAGACAATGCGGATATTGTAGCGATCAAGGCGAAGACCGATAACCTTCCGGCTAGTCCGGCGAATGAAGTGACATCGCTTGCAATCAAAGCCAAGACTGACAACCTGCCAGCAGATCCAGCTTCTGACACAACAGTCAACACAAGGGCTCCGGCAAGCACCGCTCTAGACAACACTGTCTGGACCAATGCCAAAGCCGCCTTCATGGATGTCGCAATCTCTTCTGTTGCTGGAAGTGTCTGGGAGCAACTGCTTGCTTCTCACAATACCGCTGGAACCTTTGGAGCCAATGCTCAGAATCCTCCACTCAGTCCTTCTGCTGTGGCATCGGCTGTCTGGGACGCTCTGACTGCAAGCTATACCGTATCGGGTAGCTTTGGCTTGACTCTTCAGTCTCCATCTCTGACTCCAACGCAGATAGCCAACGCTGTCTGGGATGCTCTGATCTCTGCTCACACTGTTTCTGGAAGCTTTGGTCTCAATGCTCAGACCCCAAGCTTGAATCCTGCTCAGGTAGCTTCGGCTGTCTGGGATGCATTGCTTGCAAGCTATGTAGTCTCTGGTTCGTTTGGTCAGAAGATCAATGCTCTGTCTAACGGTGGTGGAGGAGGAAGTGTGCTTGAAGCAGCAATTGAGCAGCTAGTCTTGATTCAAGGAGAAGTGGAACAAAGTGGAATCGCTGGAGAAGCAATCGCGTCAGCTTCAATCAGCACTGAGATCCTTGAAGTAGAAATTGACGCTCAAGTTTAGGAGAACTTATGGCTTGCGCAACTACCCTACCTGTTACTCTCTATCGTGGTCGAAGCATTGCATTCAGTGTCAGGCTGACTGACAACTGCTCTTTGTTACCGATCGACCTCACTCCATACACAGAAATTGACGTGAGAATCGCCGGTATCGGAGCTGCTCCTCCGGTCAAGGCTTTGTTCACTCTCTCTGAGGTGATCAAGGTCACCCCTCTGACTGGTGGCCAGATCACCGTAAAATACACGGCAGCAGATACTCTGATTATGGGTTTGACCAATGCTGATCCTGATGCTCCGGTCTACTCTGATGTCTGGATCTATCTCACTGATCCTGCGAACGATGATCAGAACCCCTACATCATCAAGCTGACTGGCATCTTCAACATTGTAGATCCGGCTATCTAAAAGGATGAGATCAATAGCGGTATTGGTACAAAAAGGTGTACAGAATCCCCTTCATCCAAAGGATGACTATTGCAGACTTTGTCATCTCGTCGATCCCAAGAAGCATCCAGTAGAGCTCGTTGACCCAATCAACGCAAAAAGCGAAGTATGGGTTATACTCGAAAAGGGTATATAGGCTGGCCCAAAGTGAGCCCTTCTTGAGAATTCTCTGTAACATGTAAACATTGTCTCATGCCTCGTGCTGAGCCAAAATTGTGTCACAACAGACTCAGTCAGGGCTTACCAGCCAGAGACCAATAGCCAGCCAGGGCTATCAGGCAGGCATCCACAACGCCGTCGTGATACAGCTTCCTCTTTCCTCCCAAGGTGAAGTCATACCCAGGGAAGAGGCGAATAGCTGCCACGGCGCTTCTATGCTTAGCGTCATATTTCTTTTCGACGCCTTCATGCATGAGAGATTGCCATTTCTTAGGCTCGATCTGAATCATCCGGTAGCCAAGGGTTGATGTGATCCCCATGAGCTGCCCGAATCCTGATCCAAAAGAGAATGTGGACTTGGCGCTGGAGCCACGGATGGCATGGACCTTCTCAAGGAAGATCGTATCGGGTTGATGCTTCTTGAAGAAGTAGGCGATTTTGTCTGCATCCAAGCTCATAGCGATCTTGTTCACTGGCATTGGGATGGCTTCCACAAGCTTTCCGCCATTGATGCAGGCGATGCCGCCCTTCTGACCTGGATCGATACCTATCGTGACCATTTGTTGTGTCCCTCAATCTCAGTCATAATGGAATAATCAGGGGTGAGCATGGAAAAACGATTAGGCTTTGCGGAGTTCAAAGACTGGTTTTTCATTGCTGCCTTCGGGTTCTCTGTGACTCTCCTAGTCAGGAGCATGGACAAGCTCGAGATCACAGTGAGGCAGCTCT